TTTAAATACTTATTAGTATTAGTTTCCATTTGTATACATAAATAAACAGTAATATCTTTAAATTTGTTTTTCATTATAACATGGTAGTGTGCTTATCATAACAAAAAAATAATACTTCACCTTAATTTTTATAAAGAGATAAGACATTTGGAGATTTTGGAGATTTTAATTACCATTTTAAATTTATGGTTTTATAAACCAAACACATCCCCATATTTATTATATGGGAGATGGTAGCAATAATATTTTGGAGATTTTTGGAGATTTTTAATTACCATTATTTATATTTAAAATAAATCTCCAAAATCTCCACGGACCGCCAAATTTGAATATACAGACCGTTTTTTAAAATTATCATAACAAAATAAATAAATAAAAATAATGTCTCACACCTTAAGTTTTCAGTCAGTCACAAAATAAAAAAATTTGAAAGTCCAGCGTCCCTATTCAAAAAAGGACATTTATAAATGTCTAAAATGAAAACCCAAAAAGGTATTTGGAAATTTATTGTAAAGAGAGAAAGAATAGAGAAAGGCCCTAAAAATGCATAAATTCTAAATCGTCCTCGTCATCGGTTCCTTCATAAACATAATCAGAATCATTCGGGTCATCGTCATCTGTTTCTGAGTCCTCAACCTCATCTGAAGAATGTGAAATGAGTTGTTTGCAGTTTTCAATAAAGGCTTCGTCTGATTTTACGATAAGTTTTTGGAATTTTGCGCGTATAATCATTAATATGATATCATCTAATAAAGAAGAGTAGGCATCTAATGTTTGGACTTCTCCGGTGCGGATATTCATCAATTTAAATATTTTGGTTTCTTGAGTATGCGTCATTTTCCATAACCAAGCATAAATAAGTAATTGTAATCTATGTTCGGGGGTTATTTCTTCAACACATTTAAATTCCCAAATGGTTGTATCGGATAAAGCATCGACGATGGCTTCAAACCGAATTTTTCCGAAATTAACGCCCATATGTGTTTCAATAAACTCATCGATTAAACTGTAAATTTGTGTTTCATATTCTTTTTCTTTTTTCGTATGGAATTGGTTGGATATGATGGTGAATTCATATTTGAGTTTGGTTGGGTCTTGGATATGTTTATCCATATTTAAAAAAATGGAGTCGATGTTTGTTTGGGATAACCAGTTATAATTTTGTATTTGGGCAACTTTGAATAATAATTGTTCTCTTAAAGATTTATAGATGTTTGTCAACAACAATTGGTCTTCTAATGTCGTGTTTTTAAAATCAATATTGGATACTTTGGATTTATAAAAAGGACTGGAAGATTTCATTTTGTGTTTAACATATTCTTTAATGGTATTTGTCTTATTTTCACTGTTTCTCTCTTCGTATAAAGAAGGAATAACTAATCCGTTAATATCGAACACTTCTTCGGCCAATTGAACGCCGTGATAATTAGAATGTGTGTAATTTTCGTTGTTAACGATATTTAATGGGTAAGATAATTCGTCGGTTATGTATAAGTGGTCCTCCATAATTTTCGCGATTTGAATTAATGTATTTTCATTTAAGAATTTGATTAAATCGGTAGGTGATGTTTTATGAATGGTTCCAATGTTGTCTGGAGAGTTTGGTGGTGAATTAAATATATCGTTGGAATCTAATCCTAATGGGACCCCCTCAAACTCAACGAAATCGCAATTACACAATTCAGAATGATTATACTTTAAAAAGGGCAGTGTTTCGGCAGATTCAATAACGATTAATGTTTCGGTTGCGCGTGTAGCAGCAACATAAAGGGTCGAAGGACAAATATGGGTGGGAACATCCCGACTATAAAAATCGAAGTAACTTTTATCGAAACCGTAAACGACCGTTACTTTTCGTTCTCTTCCTTTAGATTGGTGAAAGGACGAGAATATAACTTTATTTTTGACGACATCGTTAGTAATGGCGCTGTTTTCGCTCATCGGAACATAGCACGGGATATTATTTTCGACTAACATGTTTTCTATTTTTTTAAAGAATTTGGATTTAACAGACGCAGTTAAAACGAATATGTCGTCGGGTTTGGCGTATCCGGATTCAATCATTGAAATAATTTTTCGCCCAATAGTTTTAAAAACTTGGAAACAGTCTTGGCGTTTAATGTATAATACTTTGGGTCCATCTTTGATTGCGTGTATTCGTTCTTCTCCGAGCATGACTTTGTTGACAAATTGTGCGATTTGTTTTGTGACTCTATAAGAAGTATTCAGATTCATATTTTTGAATTCGTAAGGAGAACAGTTCCATAAATGGGTTCCAAGAGTTAAGTATCGTGTATCGGCACCCTTGAATTCGTAAAGTCCTTGGTATTTATCTCCCAAAATAAGTATTTGGACTTGTTTGTGTATATCCCTCAATACTTTATGAATGAATTGGTAATATAAATCGTTCATATCTTGGATTTCGTCGCATACCAATATATCTATAATGGGTAGTTTACATTTGGGGGGTAAGTTTTCATTCACTATTTTATAAATACCCATATCTGTTTTTGCGTCTTCAGAGTAATATTTAAACGCGAACGAGTGATACGTATAAATACTCAATTTATCTAAAGACATGATATTGCTATGTTTTATTTTTTTTTCGTTAACTTCTCGTTTTAATTCGGAATTATAAGTTACTTGAATAATATGTTTGGTGTTATTATGATGAGATAGCGAAAGAACTGTCGTTGTTTTACCGGAACCGGCAACGGCGTCGACATTTCCGTTATATCCGGATTTTATATTATTTATAATTTGCATTTGTTCGTCGCTTGGAGTAATCATTTTTTTATATGTGTATTTATTTGTATACACATATAAAAAGTCATTAAGTCGTTTTATAAAATATAAATGAGGCGATACATCAACATATATTTTCAAATTCGTCGTATCCCCAGTCTACAAATTTACCCATATTTTTAGGATTAAACCTGTTCATAACGACCCCTTCAGCAATGCCTGTATCAACCAGTCGTTTTTTAAGAAACTCGTAATTAGTAGTGAATATGTTTGGGTTTGACGCTAATTTGTATAAGTGTTTAATATTGTCAACAGGATAATGAGAATTTAATAAAGGCATGCCGTTTGGGTTTTCGGAAAGGTTATTCCAATCTATTTTATCGGGATTGCGTTCCAATAAGTGTATTGCTCGCGGATTACTGGATAAACTACCCCAGTGGATTTTATCGGGGTTGAGTTCTAATAAGTGTATTGCTCGCGGATTTCCAGAAAGGAGTTTCCAATTAATTTTATCGGGGTTGAGTTCCAATAAGTGTATTGCCCCGGGATTTCCAGATAAACTGTCCCAATGGATTTTATCGGTGTTTTGTTCTAATAAGCGTATTGCTCCCGGATTGCGTGATAACCATACCCAATTAATCTTGTTCGTGTTTTTTTCCAATAAAGGTATGACTTCGGGGTTGTGATTATTACATAATAGAACCCAATCTATTTTATCGGGTCTTTGTTTTAATAGTGGTAATGTGCCGGGGTTTTCAGAAACTAAAGACCAATTAATAAGTGTTTTGTTTTGTTCTAATAATGTCAACGCGTTTGTGTTTTGAGATAAATAAAACCAATCTATTTTATCTTGATGGGTTTCTAATAAATGTATTGCGTTCGGATTACTGGATAGCATATTCCAATTAATTTTATGTTTGTTTTGTTCCAATAAATAAATTGCGTTCGGATTGCTGGATAACCAATACCAAATAAGATTATCTAAATGTATCCAATCGTGTAGTTTATATAAATTAAGCGTCATTACTTATTACTTATTACTTATTACTTATTACTTATTACTTATTACTTATTACTTATTACTTATTACTTGTTAAAAACCTATATGTTTAAATAATTATTCAAGGGTTTAAATTCGTCGTATCCCCAGTCTTCGAACTTATCAATGTTTTTAGGATGGAATCTCTCCATAATAATACCTTCGGCAACGCCGGTATCAAATATGCGTTGTGTAAGAAATTTATAATCAATGGAAAAGATGTTTGGATTCATAGATAAGAAACTATAATTTATTTTATCGGGGGTTTGTTTTAATAAGTGTAATGCGTTTGGGTTGGAAGATAACCAGGACCAATGAATATAATCGGGGTTATCTTCTAATAAGTGGATTGCTGCCGGATTCATGGATAACCAGGTCCAACTAATATAATCTGGGTTTCGTTCTAATAACTTGATTGCTCCCGGGTTACTAGAGAATAAGTCCCAATTTATTTTATCGGGGTTTTGTTGTAATAAATGTATGGCTGCGGGATTCATAGACAATTGTTTCCAATCTATTTTATCTGGATTTTGTTCTAATAAGTGTATTGCTTGCGGGTTTCTCGATAACATAGACCAACCGATTTTATCGGGGTTTTGTTCTAATAAGTGTATTGCTCCCGGGTTTTGGGAAACCTCAACCCAATTAATTTTATGGGGGTTGCGTTCTAATAACCATATTGCTCCGGGATTACGCGATAATTTAATCCAATTAATTTTATCGGGGTTGACTTCCAATAAGTGTATTGCTCCCGGATTTTCAGAAACAACGGACCAATCAATTTTATCCTGGTTTTGTTCCAATAAGTGTGTTGCTTCTGGGTTGCGCGATAACATATTCCAAACGATTTTATCTTGGTTTTGTTGTAATAAGTGAATTGCTGCGGGGTTACTGGACAACCAATGCCAATTAAGTTTATCCAAATTTATCCAATCGCGAATTTTATATATAGACATTTGAATAAATACACGTTTATTTTTAAATAATAGTATAATATATAATTATGGGTGCTGGATTATTGCCTACTGCGATTCATAATAACAAATTGTATTTTTTATTTGGAAAGGAAAATAAATATGAAGATACGAGTCCTGGATGGGCAGATTTTGGAGGTGGAACGGATAATAACGAAACGTTGTTGGAAACGTCAATCCGTGAAGGAACCGAGGAACTAACGGGTTTTATAGGTTCAAGTAATGATATTAAACAAATGATAAACAAATCCGGGACTTATAATGTAGATTATGTTAATCCGAATAAGAAATTCGGGATATATAGAACCCATATTTTGCCGTATAAGTATGAACCTTTATTGCCTTATTATTATAACAATAACCAGCGTTTTTTACAGAAAAAACTGGACCCAAAAGTAATAAAATCGTATAGGATATTCGAGAAGGAGGAGATTATGTGGGTTTGTATAGACGACCTTTTAAAAATGAAACCCAAATTCCGAAATTTTTATCAGAATATAATTATGATGTTACAGGAGCAAAAGACGGACATATTTAATTTTATTAAAAAACGAAATAATAAAACACGAGGTCGAAAAATAACTCGAAAATTAAGTCGCACACTTAAACGGAATAAATAACCGGATAAATAACCGGAATAAATAAAATAAAATAACATATTATAAAATGCGAATGGTTCATACGTTAGTAGTAATGGTTGTTGGTAGTTTTTTGGTCCAATATTTTATGATGAGTTTTGTAATGGCAAATAAGGTGAGTCAAATAACAAACAATTTGGGTAAATTATACGTCTCTATAATGATGGGTTTAGTTATGGGTATTTTAGAAGTAATTATGCATGACACGACATATAACATTGTGAGTTTTAAATTATATGTTATTTTAGGATTGTCTACAATGGTATGTATATATTTATATAAGACCCAATTATTTATAGATGATATTCAATATTTAGATGGAATGGTGGAACATCATTCGATGGCGTTGCTAACAAGTAATAAAATTTTAGAAAAGTCGAATAATTATGAAGTTGTGGCGTTGGCTAAAAATATAATACAGACTCAAAAGGATGAAATTGTGAAAATGGGCGAAATAAAAGATAAACTAAAATAAATATTTAAATATGGGTAATGAATAATAATTAAAGCAATGACCGAAGATATGTTTAATTATGAAATTTCTTTTGAGAAGATGAAAAAAAAGGATGGGATATGTTTTATAACTAAGTTAAATGAATTCCCGCAAATGAAATCTATCGAGACATTCGTTAAAATACTTTATACAGATATTAAGATTTATTACAGTTTTATGAATACTAAATTGTCTTATGTAAATATCCATAATTTTTGTATAACTTACACCTTTTATACCAATACGAATTTAATATTTAAAGTTTCGAATTTAGAACCGTGTATTAATGATGTAGACATTACCGATATATCTAATATAGATTTTTACTTAATTGATATTGAAACGGGGACTGAGAGACACGTGTTCTCATTAGTGTATAATCCATCGGTGTCGGCAAATTTAGTTTCTAAAAAGATAAATGCTGATATTTATGTATTGCCTAATTATGCGGACTATAAATTTCTCGTTAAGAATCATATGGTTGAGGCAATAAACCCGAACATTTATTTAGATTATTTAATGATTTGCGATTATAGCAAAATAAATAACTCATTAAATCATACGTTACAAGAAAGGGTTTTAAGGTTGGAAACCGAACAAGCGGAGATTGAGTTAAAATACCAAGCACAAATAAAAAAATATGATGTTGAAATAGATAGATTGATAAAGGATAAAATCGAATTATTTAATGAAAAATTAGTGTTGGATAGGTGTATTATGAACCGGTTATAACTGGACAACTTTGATTTGCGGCAACAATATTTTTAGAATTAACGGGCCATTTATTTGAACCTGCTAAATAGGTTACTCTAGTTTTGGGGTAATATGTTTGTTGCGTATCGTTGTAACACAAATTAATAATAGGACCCGGGACATCAGAGTTGCTTGTTGGTTTACAGGTCGTGCCTCTTCCGTAACACAATAATGTGTTATTTACGCGGGTTAAATTGTTAGTATTAGGGTTAGTATATGTATCTGATTGTGTAGCCCAAGTAGTCGTTCGATTGGTCCAATTTCCTTTTGCGATTTGTGTATAAATTTGTTGTTTGGTTAAATTCGATGAATTCTTTTTATATTGTAAAATGTTTCCCTTGTAATTATTGGCAAGTTGTAAGGGAG